ACCGCAGGTTGTGTAATCTTGTCGATCAACGCCTGCCGAGTTTTGTATGCCGTCGTTGCTTGGTTGTACCACTGGGGTGAAAGCGCTCTGCCTGCAAGACGTGCATCCGCTGCCTCTTGCGTGTTTGACTTGTAAGCCATGTCGGCAGCATCGAGCTGCTGCTTGAGCGTTGTTTGTTGCTCCGTGAAGGCTTGATGCTCCGCCAGTCGCGCCTGCAATTTTTGTGCGTCGGCGAGGCGTTGATCTTCGCGATTGGCTCTCGCTGCTGCCAACGCATCTTGCGTTCCTTGTCTCGCTTCTTGCGCGGCATTTGCGCGCATGTTCTCCTTGAGCGTATCGCTCGCGAGTCCGAGCCGAAAGCCCGTGTCGATGCCTTGTGCGGCGCTCGCGCCGATGCTCGTGGCCATCAGAAAAGCCCGCCTGCAATTGCGCCCGCAGCGCCACCGATGAGCGCACCCCATGGTCCTGCGGCCGAGCCGTACTCGGCGCCCAGCGCCATGCCACCGATCGCACCAAGGGTACCTCCGAGCTGCACGTTGCCTGCTTTGCGCTCACGTTCGAGCGTGGTGTTGAAATTCATGCGCTCATTCTCCTGCTTCGCCGCCTCTCCGAGCGTTTTGAAGGCTTCGTCTTTCTGCTGCATGCCGATGCTCGCCAGCGACGCTCCCATGCCAGTGCTCCGTGCCATCACATCCCCCTTCCAACGCCGAAGTTTGGCGCGGGGTTGCCGAGAAGCGTTTGCTGTCGGCCCAACGTCAGATCGCGCGCTGTGCTTTGTGCGTGCACGTCAGCCAACGCCTTGCTGATCCCCGTTTCCCTTATCTGCGCCGCACGCTGATCGGCGTCGAGAGTCACACCCATGCCGCGCAACTGACGGTCGGTGCTGCCTTCCTGCGCGGTGAATGCGCGGTCTACGTTCTGGCTGGCTAGACGCATGGCATCCGGCGCGGCCTGGGAGGAAATGGCGTAATCGTTGAGCTTGTTTTCGAGGGGCACGAACGTATTCATGTACGTCGTCCACTGATCCCGCGTCATGTTGACGTACTGATCCTGCGCCGATGACGGATCGCCGGTGTTCCCCTGGGCGTTGAAGGAGTAGAGGGACACGTCAACTCTTCCAGTAAGCGTCGCCTTGTGCGACTGGGGTGCTGGTGTTCAGGGGTTGAACAGGAGGAGGTCCACCTCTCATCGCTTGTTGCAGTCCGGTGCCCGCAAACTGTCCGACGAGTTGTGCGGTACCTGCGCGCTCAGCGAGCGAGTTCTCGGCGTCTATCTGTGCCTGCCGAGCGCTCATCGCTGCGCTGCCCGCGAGCCCTTGCGTGACGTTGGCACGGTCTCCGCGGCCCAACGCAGTGAGCATCGACAGCCCTTGGACGTATGCGTCATCAGCCTGTTGATTGGAGATCACGTTTCCCACCCCGGTTGCGGTGGCTTCATCGCTTCCAGATCCCGTCAACGCGAGATTCGATCGCGCTGATCCGGGAGATACCCCGTTGTTTGCAAGTGCCGATTCGATGCCGGTGCGAGATTTTGCGAAGGCGATCTTGGTGTCCGTCGCGGCTTTGCCCGCAGTGAGACGGCGCATCTCGGAATCGGGAGCATTGTTGGCGTCGATGACGGCCGCTAGGTGCTGCTGCAAGGGCAACTGGCGCACCTTGTAGTCTTGGTACTGCTTGATCGCGAACTCACGCATCGCTGCTTGCGCAGGTGTTTCTTGCTGGCTGTTCCCCTTGCCTGACATCAAGTCACCTCGCGCACAAGTTCGAGAGTGCCGCGACGGTGCCATTCAGGTCCGAGACGGCGGTACCAGCCACGTCGCCGGGACTCGAAGGCGATCGTGCTGGCTCCCATGTCGGCTGCGATTTTCAGTAACGCGGGGCCTTGTCGTTCCCAAGCTCCGTGGCGAAACGCCACGCCAAGCCGCAAGAACAGTTCCAAGTCTTCTCCGTTGGGTCGCAAGTCGAAAGCGACAACACCGTCTTCACACGAAATGCACCCAGCGGTATCCTCTCCGCATTCTGCCAGAAGTTCAGCGACCTCAACGATCGTGGCAGTACGAGGTCTCTGGCGCACGCTGGATAACGCCCAGGGAATCATCCGCGGATCCTCGAAGTGAAAGTCGGTGCCTGAGATGCCCACAGTGCTTACCTCAGAGGATGGGGTTTGTTCGGCGGACTGAAATTGGCAGTGTACCGAGCGACACCACCTGTGAATCGCACGTCGTCGATGTAACCCTCCACCGATACATCCAAGGCGTAATCCGCTCCACCAATGACGACGTGTGCCGCGTCGGAGTGGAGTGATCCCGCATACGTCGCTGTGCCTTGCGAGACACCATCGATCCACAGCGTAAACGTGTTTCCTGAACGAGTGCCTGCGATGTGGTACCAAGTGTTGGTGACCAAGGCGGCCAAGGACTCGATTTGGTACGCCAAAGAACCAAAAGGCGCGTCTTTGCAGCCAAAGAACTGCAACTTGCCACTGGCACTGACCAGCACGAAGCCCCAAGGTGCTGGATCGCTGCTTACAGCCTTTTGCAGTATGTAGAAGAGCCCGCCAATTGTCGTGACTGATGTGAACCGGATCCAAAATTCGAGCGTGAAGTCACCGGTGGCGAAGCGTAGTGTGGCGTCATCGGGTGTCGACACATGATTCACTTTGGTGTGACTGTTGGCCCCCTTGTAGGCACGACTACTGAACTTGGCTTGCTCTGCGCTGACTTGCGTGATGCCGTAGAGGGGGTTATTGGGCGTCACGACACGTTTGCGCAAGCTGCGATCCGTGAACACTGTGCCGCCGGCCACGTCTGTCTCCATGTCGAGCAGCAACTCGACCGACGAGAAAAAAGGATCTGTGGGCGCGAAGAGAGACCCCAGTTGCCCAAGATTCTGCGTGGGAATCATGCGTCAGTGCCCACTGCCGTGACCATGTAGAGCACGAGGCCCATCAAGCGAGCATCGATCGCCATGGTGTCACTGCCATCGCTCGGATTGCGTGCCAACCTGAAGAATACGGTGTCTTCAGCCACCGGCGATCCGGCGATCGTGATCGCGGCCGACTCGGGGCCGACGTAGAGATCGTTGGTCGTGCCCCCAGTATCGGTGCTGGTTTGCGCCGTGCCATAGGCCGCGGCAATCGTGTCGTCATTGCCCACGGCGACGCCTTGAAGTTGCCACACGACACCGAAATTTGTGGTCGTCGCGGCATGACTCCACACCGGCGCAAACGTCACTGTGCCCTCGTTCCAACTCTTCGGCATCGTGATCGAGAATTGCGCAAATTCTTGCGTCGTGGCATCGAAGTCCAAGGACCAAATGTCGGGTTGATTCGCTGCGCTTGTCGCGCCCGCCAGCGATGCACAACCGCCGCTGATACTTGGCGCCATCGATCCAGCCGACACGTAGACCGCATGTCTCCCCGTCGTGTTGACTTGAGAGATCACGAAGTTGATGACATCTGAAAGCGCCACCTGTATGGTGAGGTCGCCGTCTTCAGCGGGAAGAACTTCGTTCCCGCTGAAACCACCACTCCGAATTGGCAATCCGCCTATGGTTGGCATGTCAGTCCTCTACAGCACAAAAAGTTCTCGACCGTCGACGGTCAGGATGGCTCGGCCCATGTCGTCGTACAGCACTTTCGGTCTCTGATCGTCGAGCATCAAATCGTTCAAGAGCTTGTAGGTCACGGGCATGAATTCAGAGTACGGTACTTCCGTCACAGCAAACGCCGCATCGTACAGCGCAGGCCACCCAGGCTCGACCCACACCTCGGTCGTGCTCAACGCGAGGCCAACGGGAACGGACATCTTCTCGTACCCTGGGTGCTGCGTGAGGGCACCCATCGAGCCCACGTAGACGACAAAGCCCGAAACGAATGCCGCACCACCCACCGTGACGGGGCCCCGTCGACGCACCATGATGGGTGTGCCTTGCGTCGCGGAGGTGGTTGTGACGCCGATGAGCGCAGCGGCGTGCGTGAGTGTGCTGCCATCGGCGGCGATCACTGCCTGCGTCGATACCGCTACCACCGCCGTGCTGTTGCCGAGATCCTCCCCGGCGATGAGCGTCACAAAATCAGCGTCCGCCATATCCGTGGGCGTGAACGCGTTCACCTGCGATGTGAGCGCAGCGACTTGTACCTGCGCAGCGCGAAGCCGGCTCTCTATCGATGCGAGTTGAAGTTGCGTGCCTGTGCTCGCCGCAGCCGCTTCGATTTTCTCGATGCGCTCCCGCGCTGCGTCGATCGCTTCTTGGATCGCACGCAAATCGAAGATCGCAGGTGTCAGGATCGGAGGGAAGCCCTTGGTGGTGGCCACTACAACACCTCGTACAGAACAACTTCGTCTTCCGACTCCGCGGCCAGCACTCGTTGCACGCGTGAAGTGCCCACAAGTTCGATCTCGCATGTGCGGCACGTGTCGTCAACCGGCAGCGTCACGATCTCGTCTGAGGTGATGACATCGATCGAGATCAAGTCTCCGTCGGTGTAGACCAGAAGCACGAGATTGGCGTAGTCGGCAGCATGCACTCGCACACGACGCATTGCTGTAGCCCGGCCGAAGATGTTCAATTTGCCTCGCCAGCGGTATACGAGTTTGCTCGTCGGATCGCCGTTGAACTGCACGATCGCAGCAGGGTTTGCGGCCGGAGCCGTACTCGGAAGCGGCATGTACGCTTCGAGCGGCTCCTCGACGGCATCGAGCACGAGATACAAGTTGTCGGTAAGCGGCGGCGCATGCGCAGCTTTGGCGTGGTACCCGAGTTCGATCAGGCCGAAACCGCTGGCTTTCATGTCGAGTGCGTAGCCTGGAAAGTCCATGTCACAACCCCTCGATCAAGAAGTCTTCGTGACGCATGTTGGACGATGCGAGATCCAGCCGCGTGAATGCAAACGTGAAGTTTTCAGTTCCACTTTGCAGCAGCGTTGTGCCCTCGTACAAGGCCCAGCCAGTTGTCGCTATTGTTGCCTTGAATGTGCGAGACACACCATCGCTCAGGTACGCTATTGTCGATGCTGTGGGCTGAAGAACCAGCGCACCTTTTTTAAGTCGAATTGCAACGGTGAGTGCTTCTCCGATGACATCAATTTCGATTGTCACTTCATCAAAAGTGTCACGGTCCATCGCCGATACGCGTGCAGTCTGATACCCGACAGCAAGACGCGACGACGTGAAAGACACAGAGCATCCTGCACCAGACGCTATGCTCCACGCATCTCGGGCAGATGCCGTGACAAAGTTCAACGGGCTACCCGAGTATCCTAAACCGCCGCTACCGTCCAACTTGTACGCATAGTCCTGGATAGGTATGTCCCACTGAAAACCAACTGGCGCGATGTCTGGCGTGTGGTCAATGAGATCAGTGCCCAGCGTGCCGTTGTAAGCATCGTGGAACAGTATTGTCGGCCCGGATGGCGGGGGTTCAGGCACCGCTTTGCTCCAAAAGTGATACGTGTCATCGTGCACGACACCAAGGATCGTCGCCGGTTCCAACGCTTGCCATTGCTCGCGAGTGAAGATCGCTTCGGTCAAGTTTCTGTCTTGTCCGTTCGCGTTGATCGCAATCAGCCCATCTGGTGACGCGTAGGCCGCGCCGAAAACACTCAGCACACCCATGCTACGTTTGCTCACACATGCCTGCTTCACCTGATCGAGCTTGCGCATGCTGAAGGCTGCGGGATCCTTGCCCCCAGCCAAGTAGGGGAAACTCTCCGTCGCGAGAACCACGATGCTGTCTATGTTCGCGATGGCAACGATGTCGGTGTCCGTGGTGAGCCGGTACTCCACGGGCCATGCGTGCGGGTGGTTGCGCGCGCTCAGGCAAAGTTGATTCTTGACGAAGCCGGCCATGATGCCGTTGGGCAACGCGAGAATGCCGCGCATGCCCGCGGGAGGCAGGGCATACAACTCGGTTTCGAGCGGAGCACCCAACTCGTTGTCGCTCAGCGTGTCGGTGTAGTCGGCCTGCGTGAGTGGAATCTCGGCAACGAAGGCGAACACGGCGCCTGTATTGCCCTCCACCGAACGGTAGAGGCGCTTCGCCACGATGTAATACTCATCAGTCAGGTACGCCGGCAAGGATGTCGACGTGGTAACAACCACGGTCGAACCGTCGGTGCGAGTGATCGTCGTGCTCGGCAAGAACACGCCGCCTTCCTCGCCCACGTCATTCACATAGGTGAACAGGTAATTCGTCGGTATCGTGATGACAACGGCTCCACGCTCACCGCTCGCCGTCAGGTGGATGCTCGTGTACTGGGACCAGCTACTTTCACTGCTGCTATCGTTTGCGTGCGCGTTGGAATGTCCGCAGTACCCGCCCAAGCTGAAACGTCCTGTCGCGCTCCCCGTGCCGAGCACCGCACCACTTCCAGTGAATCCATCTTTCAGGGTCACAGTCACTGTTTGCTCGGCATCCGTAGCGGCACTCAACGCGACGTGAAGTCGGTACCACGGGGTGGAAACAAAGGGGTTCGGATTGGATGCCGCGTTGCGGCCCAGCACGCCCACGTCGATGCTGGCGAGGATTGTGTTCGCCCCGAAGCCTCCTGCGTGCGTCCACCCGCCCGCGTTGGCGCTGATGTTCAGCTTGCCGCTGGCCAGCGTGTTGTCGTACCAGACGATCACCCCGCCACCATCGGCATCGTTTCCGACGTGCACGCACATCTGGCGCACGTCCGAGTCGCTGGCGCCGTGCATCTGGAAACTGAATTCATACTCGATGGCCGTCGAGGACGCGACGCCAAAGTCTTTGTAGAAGTAGGCCGAGCGGAAGTTGTTGCCGCCACCGCCATCGATGTCGATGTTGTACCGATCTGGTGTACCTGAACTGAAGGTCGTCTCGATGACGCGTGCCAAGCCGGTGTCGACGCCGCCGCTCACCAGCGCGGAGACAACCCAGGCCGCAAGATTGCCACCGTTGTCGGAGATATCGATGGTCGCTGCGCTGACCGTAGGAGCCGACACAATGGCCACAGGGATCGTGTCCGGGTTCGGCACACCCAGGGCTCGCGTGGCGATGGGTTTGGTCCCCGTTCCGGTCGTGGCCAGCGCATAGTCCGTCCACCGAGGGTTGCTGTACTCATCCGGCCCGGTGAGGTAAATCCGAAACGTGTCGTCACCAGGAATGAGCCCTCGCGCCACGTCAACATCGGTGAGCCACGACAACCACGCGCCGTTCAGCAGGTAGATCGTTTTGGGGCTTTGCGGCAACGCCGTTGTGGCCAGAAACTGGTTCCAGGCTTCGAGTTCACCGCTGTGCAGCCGAGCGTTGACTGCACGCTGCGCGGCGTTTGCGCCAAGCAGTCTCGGTGCCACCCGCGGCGCCATGCCCCGAAACGAAGGGATGTCGATGCGCATCAGAAAAAGCGACGCGGGCGCACCCGCACAGCGCCCTGGTTGAAGCCCCGCTGCTCATCCCCCATTGCGTTATTGATGCCGGCCGTGAAAACACGCGTTGCGGTTTCCGCTTTCTTTGCGTCGGCCCAAGGCACTTTGGGCACGGTGTGAAGGTACGAGAGCGCACCGGCTTCAATCACCTGCTTCCACTTCGTGAGGAGCGCGTCAGATATCTCCTCCGCGTCGATGACGGGCTGAATTGCGCACACGATCATCATGCCGTATGCCTTGTCTGGTGTCGGGAAGAGATCGATCGAACCCTCGGGCACGTAGGCATAGCGCGTGGGCTGACCTGTGCTGCTCGGGGGAAAAAACACGGCGTCACGAGGTCTGATCGGCCACCAATTCGTGGGCCTGCCCACAGTGAAACCTTTGATGTCCCGCACACCAACAACCTCGTTGAGCGGATCCGCGATGTCGAGGAGATAGTGCGCAACATCCTCGGTTGTATTGTTGTCAACAGTGTTGAGCGTAGCATCCGCACGCAGCCATCTGGATCGAGCACAGAATTCGCGTGCTGCACGGCGGTACGCGCGAATGAGCATCGGCGTCGGGCATTTGGGGACAACTTGCCCAACTTCAGGGATGAGGTCGATGATGCTCGCCACGGCTATCCTTTGGGCGCTACCGCGACTTGAGACTGTGCCTTCAGTCCGAGCGAGAGCCGAACTTCGTTGACCAGGGCCTGCGTTTTCACCAGATCCTGACGATCTGTGCTGCGACGGTACGCTTCTGCCATGGTCAGCAGCACGAGCACCTGCTCGTATGTGTCCACGAAAACGATCGTGTCAGCCAGTGACCCGAGTTTCGTCGGCACCGCGCCATAGAGCGCAACCACTTCACCAGTGCCATCGTTTGGTGGCGTTACGTTGAACCGTGTGGGGTCGCGCGAGTCAGCCGCAAAATGCGCGACATCGCGCTGCATGTTCGTGACCTGCCAGAACCGATTCGTCTCATTCAGGATGTCCATGTCCACTTGAGTGACACGTAATCCCGAGTAACTGTTGCCGGTGATGTCGAGGAGGGCGATACCCCCTTCAGGAAGCTGCTGGTCTGTGCCGGGCACCATCTCGACATTGCCGAGCACGGTGTACGCATCTGCTTTCAGGAAGGAAAGCATGCGCATGGCGCGATTGAGTGCCGCAAGCATGTAGTCATCGTTCCACCCACGCTGGCGAGCGTCGAGCAACTGCGCGCGAACACCCGCAGGGCCGTTGATGACTTCGGTGCCTGTGAGTGTCCCCATCGTTCACCCCGACAGTTCGTCTCCGACAGGGGCGCTGAAAGCGGCGCCCAGGCCCGCCGGTTTCGGCGGCGCCACTGACGTTCCCGGTTGATTGGCGGCGTTGGCCAGGGTCATCACTTGCTTGCGCAGGGTCTTGATCCCGGTGGTTGGTTGCAGCACCGCGCCATACTCGTCGAAAGCGAAAGCGACGAGCGTATCGACATCCGCAGTGCCTACGTCGAAAACGTCGCGTTCGGCAGTGGAGTTCACCACGTGCCGACGACGACCGTAGCGCAGGAAATCTTGCCGCGTTTTCAGGTCGTCAGACACAGAACCCGCGTAGGGGATGTAGTCCTTGACCTTGCGCGTCCTCTCGGTGTTCGGGATCAGCCGTGCGTCCTCGGTGTTGATGAGGAAGGGGATCTCCCTGTTTTGCGCGTTCTGTGCGCGATGCGCAGCGATTCTCGCTTCGTCTTTCTCAGTGATCGTGGGCATGAGTGTCCTCGCGTGCCTGATGTGCTGGGTTGATCTTCACTTGCGGCTCTTGCCGCCCTTGGCCTTGGCCTTGCTCTTCATCGCCAACAGATTGCCGGGCGGGCGCGCTTTCATCGTCGTGCGCATGCCCTTGGCGTCTTCCTTCGTATCCATGGTGGACATCTCGTGCTTCATCATGGCCGGAGACATCTTTGGTGACTTCATGTACTTCTCCTGGTGAGGCGG